CCTATCTCTGTTGCCGTCATGCCTATTGCGACGCATAACCGAGACAACTTCCCAAGCATTTCAACGAGATGGTCCTGAAATGCCATTGACCACCCAACGGTGTGTGCCACAAACTCCGGTTTAGCAGGGAGAATCGGTCGAGGCACTTTATCCTCTACTAAACCACCATTATTGACTAGAAGGTTTTCCACCTTAACAAACATTCCACGCGTGGTCCATTCTCTGGCGTCCTCGCCTGAGATGGTGCCATCATGGCTGATGTGTTTTGTAAGATTCCATGCCTGTTTTATCTTGTGTTTAACACTAGGTCTGGAATGCATGCGAGCAATGGCCTCGCGAAAAGGCAGTTCAATAATGTGCTTGTATGGCACAACGGAAAAAATGTTCCGTTTGAAAAAATCACAAAACCTGTCCAGGGTGGAGGGATCAGGAATTGGGGTGGATGCGCACGTACGAAATCGCAATGACGCGAGTTCGTTTTGGTAACAACTATGGTAGAATATTGGTGAAAACTGAAATTTTTTATATATCGTTTTTGAGGTATCTACATAACGCAGTTTTGGCCACGCGGGTTCCGCAATCCCCGCCCCCTGTTTAAAGACAACAGGTCTAACACCATTATAAATTCGCCCTAAAGAAGCCGCATGAAACATTTAACGAATAACCTGTAACAAAACAGGAATAATAAAAGGCCAATATTGACCTCGATAAACGAGACGATCGCCAACCAACTAGATGGATTTAGGGGTTGTAACTGTACCCCAATAAATAGTGTTAGAAATTCAGTCAGCCACTGAACTAAATACAAGAGTGTGGACTCTAAATTAATAAGGTAAAGATACACGACATTAACAATTAAAATAATTGGATTTAAAATAATGCTAAAAATATATATGCCAAAAACAATAAAACCAAGCACCAACAATGACAACAATCGAAACTTAAAAGGAGAATAAACCATCCTCAAGTGCACAACAAGGGAATGGAGAGGTAGGTACATTTCTTGATTCCAATAGAAAGCAGATGTAACAAGTTGCAACTGAGTTGCATGCACATTTAAACGAGTACACGTGAATTTGACATGGGCTGAACACTCCCGCAGTCGTTCAGACACATCATGCCACCTAAGATTTGTATCCTTCCAATTGTACTGGGCCCAAAAGGATATGGCCGCTGCTAACAACGGATGCCCAGTATATACGGGAATACAAAACCAGTCTATTGGCAAAC